TGTTTTTCAAAAATATAATCAAGCATTATTTAACTCCAGTCAATATAATCTTCCGCTGGTATGGGCTTCAATTCTTTTTTGGTCGCCCAAGAAGGAGTAAAGACTTCCATGTCTACTTTCAAAGGTATGTTTTTAGAGTTCTGCTCTAGTAAAGTTTGTATTTCATAAGGGATAGTATCTAACTCAGATTCATGTATCTCACATATAATTTCGTCATGAACCTGTACTAATATATGACTTTTCTTATCCGCAAGGTATTTGTCTACTTCTATCATTCTTTCGGTCAATAAGTCAGCACTAGTACCTTGTACCATGTAATTTACACCTTTATATGCAAATCTAGGGTCAATACTATACACCCGCCCATAACGATTCATCAAAATGTCTCCTCGTCCAGCCGTAGCAACCACTTTATCGAACCATTCCTTTGAGCCTTTCATTCCTTGAAAGTATTGTTTCTTGAATTTCCCAGCTTCTTGTGGTGTGGTACTTAGCTGTTGAGCCAGCTTTTTATTGCCTATACCGTAAATAGTACCGAAAGTTACCGCCTTAGCGTACTGTCTAAACTCTTTGAAGCGGTCATGTGACTCATCAATACCAAAGGCAAGCTTGGCTGCCTCACTATGAAAGTCTACATCATCTTTGTTTAGTATCTCATCAATAGTTTTATTCCTAAAGTAGGACATAAAAACACGAACTTCCATTTGTTGATAGTCAAATCCTACCAACTTATAACCATCACGTGGAATAAACAATCTTCTTATTGATACCTGAGTATCATTTTCTTCACTATAGGACTCATCTCCAATATAAGCCCAAGTAGATAACACATCATCTGAAAGTTCTTGAGTAGCAACAATACCTTTTTGCGAAATCATTGCTGAAATCTTACCTCTAATATCGGTCTTCTCCGTATCAGACAATTCATGTTCTTCTAAATTAAAATGGTTTCTTGGAATGTTTTGAAAGTTAGGACTCTGACTAGATAATCTTCCAGTAGAAGTTCCCCAATTATAAAACTGCGTATGCTTAACATTCTTCTTAATATAAGGTTGTAAATACGTAGATATAAGCTTTGCCAGACTTCTGTATTGTCTAATCAACCCAGCAATTCTATGGTCAATATTTATCAGTGCCGCCTCATTCCACGATTCTTCACCCTTTGGGGTCTTTACAGGAGAGTGTATAGGAGGATTCATACCATTTAGTACTTCACCAACTTGTTTAGGACTTAGAATATCAAACTCTTTACCCGCTAATTTATATATTTGCCGTTTAACCTTCTCTTGTCTAATCTGAATAGCCTTTTTAGCTGTCCTAGCATAAGAATCGTCTATCCCAACACCACGACCTTCCATGTCAAACAAAGTCTTAGTCAATTGACATTGCAATTCATATATACGAGTCTGCTTTGTATTGATTATCTTTTTTAAACAATTGTTATAAAGCTTTGCTGTTACTAAAACATCTTGTTCACAGTAAGGACCAACTAGGTTAATAGGTGCTCTGTCATAACCACCATGACCAAGGTCAATTGGTTTATCGTTCTCATCAACACCTTCATGACAATCACATCCTAATTTACCCACCCACTTTTTTTGTTTCATGGTTGTCTTTAGGTCAATGTCATACTGACCTGCTTCTTTACCAAATCTTCTTTGAGCAGTCGCTGTTAAGCCAACACCAACATTATCATCAGATTTAGGTTCTGTAAGCCTAGTCATAACTAATGTATCAATTAATTTTCTATTGCCAACATCTAAACCTAACGCAGACAAAAAATGTAAATCAAATTTTATGTTATGCCCAATAAATGTACTGACAAAATCAGTGTCATTTAATATGTTAATAAAAGACTCTATGATTACAGAATCAACATTTTGATACTTGCCATCTTTACACCACTCATCACAAATAAGTCGTTCTTCTAGCTCTTTCTGTTTCTTGTTCTTACGCTCAACTTCACAGTTGTGGTTGTGAGCTACAGGATAATACTGAGAGAAATCACTATCTAATTGAGCAATGCCAATACCACAAACAAAATCTCCATCATGTACTTCTAAACCTGTAGTCTCAACGTCTATAACAACAACAGAATCTTTATCCAAGCGTTCCATCAATAGATGCAACTGCTTGTCTGCATTTTCCGGAGTTACAATTGTCATGTAACTTAGAACAAAGGTTTTTCAGGAGCAGCTGTTTGTGACTCTGCTGCCAATGATAATTCTATGTTTTTCCCATATCTTTCTAAGAAATAATCTTTTACTAAAGGCAATTCTGCAATTTCTGCTTTTCTTTCAGAAGGTATTTCTTCTGTTTGCGGTGTAGCAGAAAGAGTATAAGAAGTCTCTAAACCAGCCCCACTTCTTTTTATTCTAATAACTCCCTTGTCTAAACCACCCCAGTCACTATAAATGCCTGATAATTGGTCCCAAACATAGTCATTTCTTCCAAAGCCTAGACTGACAATTCTAAAATCATTGATATCTTCTCGATACATCATCTTTCCACCGGGTCCTTCTACAGCAGCCCAATCATCATTTAGTTTATCTAAATGTATGATTCTGTGGACATAAGACCAAAAAGCAAATTTACTAGATGGTCTAGTATCTTCAGGTACTATACTATCATCGACTGTGTCATGTTTTAGTAAGTTAATCCATCTGTTACCCATTCTAAAAGTATAGAGTTTGATTTCGTCTATGAATTTATCTTCATCATGTCCTGTTGCTATTGATGAAAGAAAAACTTGGTCCCCATCTTTAAACCACACCTCTCGTCCGGGTGTTTGTGTTTGTTGTTGAGGTCTTCGTAAGTCCTCACGCTGTCTTTGTATTCTTGAAATTCCGCTCATTGGGTCTCCTATTATATTATTGTTTTATTTTGTAATACCGTATGTAACGTCTGTGTATCTCTGATTTCTTGAACGTCCTTATAATTTTTTGGTAGTCTTAAGTATGATATCAGGAAACGTTCATTAATGTCAAGGGTTGCTTTTTGCATTCCTTTGCTCCCCGCTACATCATTATCCAAAGACAAAACAATTCGAGATGGGTTTATTTGCCCTAATAAATCAATTTGTTTCTTTGATAAATTCGCCCCTAATACTGCTACACTAGCATACCCATGTTGTTGGAGCCACATACAGTCTAAAGCACCTTCTACAACATATAACTCTTGTTCTTCTTTTACATGATTTATGCCAAAAAGAGTTTGAGATTTCTTGAACCCTTTAGAAAATAAATATTTAGGAGTAGCTTGTAATCTCCTAGAAATCCAACCCAAAGTTTCATTCTCTAAATCTTTTACCGGAATCATAAAATCTTGATACTGATTTACTTTACAGTCCCAACCTGATATAAGGTCTTTAGAAAACCCCCTATCATATATCCAATGATTATTAGGAACAGGCAAAAGATTCTCAGGTTCTTCATATGAAGTTTCTTCCCCCATATAGTCTATTTCAGCATCTGAAAAAATAGAGTCCAACTCAATAGCGTTGATATCTAAATTATCATCCAGTTCGTAACTAAGCTCTTCCCACGGTTTACCGGAAAGCTTGAATATAAATCCTTTCAAACTGCCCTGTCCACAACCAGCAAAACAAATCCATAATCCTTTATCTATATTTATAGAACAGGAAACTCGTCTGTCATCATGAAAAGGACAGCTTATCATCACTTGGTCTTCATAAGGTATATCAACTCCATATTTAGTTAATACAGAGTACCAATCAACCATTATCTATCCTTCTTATTTTTTCTAAGGAATATTACGACTTCGTTTCTATAGCCATTTTCATCTGTAGCTATACCTTTTCGTATATCTCCTACAGTAATGTCTACAATAGGTCGTCCGTTTCCCTTGCTTCTAGTAGATTTTACAATGATATTGCTATCATCTTCACTTCCACCAAGCCAATCAAAAATTCCCATTATATCCTCCTATTATTCTGCCATAAGAAATGCCGGGGCATATCCTATAAGCTCTTTTATATTTCCGTTGTTTACTCCCCACTGCATATAGGTTACATTTTGAGGCAATTCACCATCACGATACTTTTGGAATTGCACCAATCTTTTATCGTCTTCCTCTTCAACCCCACACATAGCTAAAGCTACATCAGCTGCCCTAATCAAAGCGTCTCCAAATGCAACGTGATTAGGTTTTGGAGGCGTAAACATATCAGAAGCCTCTCTATTAGCTTGGGTAGTCACTAAGATTGGTGTGTTTATTGCATTAGCTAGATTTTTTAGCCCATAAAATAATCTGTGTGATTGCTCCCAAGCTGCTGCTTTTGAGTCCCCTGCGGAAATCAAATACACACCATCAATCACAACAAATTCCGGTTTATGTTTTCTTACTAAACTAGCTATTGACTCTAATGAAAAACCCATTTGACCTGCAATATGGTCACTAACCAACAAATCTTTTTGGTTGGACTCCTCTAAAAAGGTTCGATAAGCTTCTTCATCTATAGGGTCTCCATGCCTCAATGCCATATGAGAAAAATTCTCGTAACCCATAAGATTTGCTAACACAACATCTATTCTCATATTTATAGCACGACTAGGCATTTCTGTAGAAATCAAAAGAGTTCTATGTCCTGCCTTTACTGCAGTAGCTGCTGCATGAACGCATAACCATGTTTTACCAATAGTCGGTCTTGCAAAAGCTGCTATCAATTCTCCGGGCATCCAGCCAACACCCCTAGAATTTAAAGACTCAAAACTAGTAGGAATACCCATCAGGCCGTCCCCTAACTTCCTTCGTTGTTTTCTGTTTTTCCACTCCTCTAATCTAGTTAGTTCCCCGCTATCATAGGGGGCAACATCCTCATCATAGACTGTCTCAATCTCTGTTAGCCCTGTCATAATATTAGACAAAGCTTTTTTAGGGTCATCAAAAATTAAATTAGAATTAGAATTTACCGCTCGTAATACATTTCTTTGTAACAAAGACCTCTTAAATTGCTCATACGCATAATCAAAGTTTGTATCCCCAGCCTTTTCGTCTAAACTTGGGAACTGCTGTTGCATAACTACTTGAGAAGGAAACTCCCCATGTTTATCAAAATAATTTACCAACCATTCAAAAGCTTGACCATGTTTTGCAAAATCAGATTTTACGTGTTTAAAATTATGTAGGTTGCCTTCGGTATTTAAATTAAATATTAATGCTGACTCAATAAATTCCGGACTAGGCATCTATTCCTCCCTGTCTTGTATAAACCACTCTGTTTGAATCAGAGTATACATTGTATGTTACATCAGACGTACGTATCTTGTCAAGATAATCTAACGCCTCCTCAACAGAGCTAAATTCTCCTTCAGTCCAAATATCAGTCATTTCATTTCGAGTTGCTATAATCTTAACTCGTTTTTCTAAACTAAGATGTTTTTTTGACTTTTGTATTAGTTTTCCTCTTAGTCTTTTTCGTCTGGGCATTAGTCCACTCCTTCAACTCATGTTTTATTTCTTTTATTTTATTTTTTTGGGATGCAGATGGAAACCAAACCGCATCTAAAATAACAAAGTTATTCCAAAGACTTTTTATTTTAGACGTTCCATATCTCTTAACCGCCCAATAAATATCGGGATAGTCCGCAACTAAATAATATTTTATGCCTGCAGTAAAATAAGGAACAGATACCTTTCTATCATTACGTTGTATGCAATTAAGTACAGCACAAGCCACATTTTCAGGTCCATAATCTTCTAAAACTACCTTTAATTTGTGCATTTCATTGCCTATAAACCCAACTCCTTCATATTCAAACCCATGTTTTTCTTTATATAAGGTAGAAAAAAGCTCATATAAGCTTCGAGAATTTAAGTCTTTAAGAATCAGTTTCGATTTCGAGTTTTTCATCTAACCACCTAAACTTTTCTCTTAATGCATTTCTAATTTTATACGCCCCATCTCCTTGTTTATCTAAACAGTTAGATAAGTCCGGAACTCCAAGCTCATTATCTTTTGTTCTATAACCTAAACAATAAATACATATTCTACAAGCCCTTAAATCATCAGTAATTTCATCCATTGTAAGACCTTCAAACTTTAATTTGAGGAACTGACGCTCTTTTTTAGACAAATGTTGCGAAGAAATCAACAAATCAAGCTCTATCTCTTGGGCATAAGTATCTTTAGCCCGTAAAGCCCTTTGAATTTCTTTAGGAATAATAGGGTTATCGTTGTCATAGAACTCATAATAATCGTCAATGCTCTTAGAAATAGGTCTTCTTTGAGCTTTACTGATTAAAGTTCTTATCGTATTAACTAAAGATGTGTGTAGATAAGTGTGGAATGATATACCTCGACCTTCATCATATGCCTTCGCTGCTTTTAGTAAAGAAATCCTTAACTCTTGAGCTAAATCTTCTTTGTCCATACCTACTATAAACGCTGACGAAGCCATCTTCTGGACTTTAGGCTCCCACTGTACTACTAAGTCATTATTAATTTCCATATCGTTATTTTACTCGGATTGTGTGGAATCTCGTAAGATTCGATTATGAAAACTTATTATTATTATATCATAAAAGTACGTAAATGTACGTAAATATAAGGCATTTTATACTTAAAATCACCTATAAACTGGATGCTAAATGCTATACCGATAAGGCTCGGTTTCCTTTCTGATAGCAACTTCGAGAACAGTAGTTGTAAGTAAACCCTTGTTCATACGCTTGTTTTATCTGGCTACGTTTACGATAAAAAGGTATTCTACATGTAGCACAGTTTATTTTCTTATTGTAATATTGAAAATGACAAGAACCATCATGTACTAATTTCGTACTAAGCTCCCCACATATTTTGCAATGTCTGGGGTTTTTCATTTTTTTAGCCCTTACCGTAGGAACTCCATAGTTTTTTAGTACTTTAAATACATACTGCCTAGATACCTTAAATGCCTCCCCAATCTGTTGGAGAGTATCATGTGGGTTATCATATCTATACTGTATAATTTTAAAAGTCTGCGATTGACGCTTGTTCTCTTTCATACGCTTTGACTTGTGTAGTTATACTTTCTTTCCACATAGCTTTAAGAAAATCTGCGTCAACATTCCCAGAACCCATTGGTCCTTTAATATGCGAAGATGCTGCTACAATTCTTGTCCATTGTGCGTCTGTAAATGATACTGTTATGTCTGGCATTATTTGTCCTCCTTTAATTTATCTATTTCTGTTTTTAATTCTTGTATACTTTTTATCAATATCGGTATAAAAGATTCATACCTCATAGAGTAGGTACCTTCTTTTCCTACAACAACATCTAAATCAGGTAAGATTTCTTTTACATCTTGTGCAATTAAACCAAGCCTTTCAGATTTGTCTTGTTTAAACGTATACTGCTTTGGTTTTAGTTGGTCTATAACATTCAAACCATATGGGTTATCTACAATATTTGTTTTATACGTCTTGTCTGATGATAACACACTACCGCCACTATAAACATCCCCACCAAATTCTCCTTTTCCTGTAACTAATAAATCTGCTGTTCCACTAGACGCAGAGCCCAAACCTGCATTAGACATATATATTCTTGCCGTTCCCCCAAACGAAAACCCTAATTGATTGGCACCGCTTCGGTACATTCCGGTGTCTGGGTCGGCTACAAAAGAAAATCCCGGAGTAGAATTGTTTCCTTCTTCACTTCTAATACCTGTTGAGTCTATTTCAACTCTAAGATTTGCACCTCCAGTATAAAAATTTATTTTGTCCGAACTGGCAGTAATATATGTATTATCATCGTCTACAAAGGTATATCCTCCTTTTGAGTATATAAAAGCACCCGTTGTTTCGACTCTAAAGTTTTGGCTACTATCTATACGAGCTGCAAGAGTTCCGCCTGTTTTAAAATTTATTTGATTACTTGCTGCAGTTATAGATGTATCAGGGTCATCTATCCATGAGTATTTGTCCTCTACATATATAGAACCATTTGAAGAACTTGATGCAGTTATGTAAGCAGCTCTATAACTACCGGCATAAAAACTCATTACATCTGAAACAGATGTTATATAACTATCCGGGTCGTCTATCCAAGTGTAAGAACCTTCTACATATATAGAACCATTGGAAGCTGAAGTAGCTTTTGTATAAAAAGACTTATAACCGCCTGAATAAAATTCAAGATTGTCTGAGCCCGGAAATCGTATATAAGTATTTGAGTCAATGTTAGGTACTATACCAACATATCCTTCGGTAGCAGCATCATCTATGTAAAAGAAAGAACCAGACATAAAAATTGACCCTTGGGAAACAACATTATCTCCGGGGTCCCCATCACCATCGTCTTCGTCTTTAGCAAAATATATTCTGTTGGCACTAGTGCTTGAGCTTGCCATTTCAAGACTATCCCAAAACACCGCTCCATGTATTCTTTGCCCGCTAGTAACAGATGCCCCAATGTTTATTCCAAAATCCATACTTTGATACTGAGTTACTACTCCATAACCAGACCCACTACCACCAATTGTTTGGGAATTAAATCTTAAAGTTGGGGTGTCATGTAACGTGCTGGGCGTAAATCTTCCATGTAACATTTCACCCTTAATAACAGCATTATCAGCATGAGTAACACCATTTTTTCTTGCCCGAACAGTGACAACATTTGTGCTATTATTAACAGCAGAAACAAACATTACTTCATTATCAATTTTAATTTTTTGTCCTCTATGAAATTTATTTGTGCCATCAACATCATCTACAGTAATAGCAGTATCAGTAGCATTTAACCCTGACCCCATATTAATTGCGGAAATTGTATATCCTGAAGTTCCTTCAATATCTGATGAAAATTGTACTTTTTCTCCCATAACTTTTATAGTATTGGCTCTATCAGGTTGTTTTCCAGATACCCCTTGGGCAAATATAATACTACATTGAGGTTCTACAGCTGAAATAGTTGCTATTAATCTTATATTTTTCCTGTACTTAACCAAACTTTCCCACGAAGTTTCATCTGCTAAAATTAAAACTCGGCTACCTTTAGTGTAGTAAAGCTTATAAACAGTACCTAAAGATAAAGAACCATTACTACCAGCGGCTATATTTTCGTATTTTTTAGTCCCTATCCATATAGTTCCACCAGTCCAGTTGACTGATGTTGCAGTTTTAGATTCAATATCAAAAGTCATTACAGCAGATTCATTCAAGAACTCTGTTGGAAAGCTTTTTGTAAATGATTCAGCAGAACTAGCATCAGCGTATTGTGGTGCGTATTCAGCACCGGCTGCTGCTTTAGCATCTTCTGCTGCGGCTAAGTCATACCTTGTAAGAGAAAACCCATCTCCTTCATCATATGATACTTTGCTAATTAAGAAGGGTTGGTCTACGTTGTTAGTTTGGTCTTTTATCTTAACTAAATCCCCCGCCCTAACAGGAACATAATATCTAACCTTCTCTTCATCACCATCAGTTATACCACTACCACTATCCCATTTACCTATAACTTGAGTTGTGTTTACAGTATTGGCATACAAATATTCACCCGTAGCATTATCATTACTATCTAATTTATTTGCTACCATACCCGGCATAAATCCATAGTTTCTTGGATTTTTACTGGCGTTTAAATCTATTCTATCTTGACCACTAACACCACTATAATTCTTGTCTACACTAGCTGGAGTATCTTCAAAATAAAATCTAGGAGGTCTATAAGTCATTACAGAACCTCGAATAGTACTTTCAGTTCTTCTCTGTAAAGTTGCCATAATTCGTTTTACGGCATTTTCTGTGTTCTCTTCATTTGTAGTGTCTATCATTACAGGGTTTTGGTATTCAGTAGTCTCTAAAGGAGTATATGTAAATACAAAAGTACTGCCAGACACAGAACCTGTCCATGTTCTAGGACTTGATGTAGTCCAATAAAGTTTTCCCGGATTTTCTGTAGCATCTAATAAAGAAACATCAATATGAGATATTAATATGTCTGCCGTTGTAGACCCCGAGAAATCTCCTGTACTAGCCTCAGTTTTATTCATATATTGGATTTTAGCTACTTTAGTAGCATGAATAGTTGCACTAGAATGTGATGCCGTCCCAGCCCCCGCAGCACCAGTATATGGATTATTCTGATTTCTATAAACAACTACGGTTGTACCATCAGTTATAGTTTTAACTTTTACATATTCAGAGTCTATTAGTAAAATCTGACCTAAATACATGGTTTCTGTTGAGCTAACCGTACAAGACGTGTCTGCACTTGTATCAGCTATAGTAGAAGCAACTGTAGAAATACTAGCATTTAACCATTCAGATTCTTCAATGTTTCCATTATCTCCTGTAAGATAACCCATCTTAAACACATTTGCAGTATTGTTTACATTATTGATGGTTCCGGCTCTTACATACATAAAGTCCGCACTGTCTGTACCTGATAATACAGTACCGCCTTTTCCATCTTCTCCACCTTCAGGAACAACAAATTCTTTGTAAGAAGCTCTTGCTATAGTATAGGTATCAAATTTTTGGCGTTTAAAGAATCCATTAAATAAAGGTTGTCTTTGCCCTGTTTCTAAAAATCCTCCACTAGATGTTTCATTTCTGCTTGGATGTTTAATAGTTAATCCATACGTAGAATCTCCATCTGTTGCCCCACCTGTATTTTGAATATATGTTGGGGAATCACTAGGACGGGCTCCTCTTTTGAAATAATTGAAATAGGCTTTAGGTAAAACATTACTTACGCTAGCATCGGTAAAGTTTGCGTCAACATAATAATCAAACCCAAAAGTTTCTTCGGAAGTTGCAGTGTTTGCAGTATGGGTATCTTGGGCTGCTAACTGACTTATTCTAGTTAGTATTGAT